TGGGTTAACTTGCCCTCGGTCTATATACAACTGGATGGGGCGGCCCTGTGAGAGCTTGTTAGGGATGCTGGAGTACGTAGAGACGCTGATTCGAGTAATGTTTAGGTCAGACTGAGTGCTGATGTTGCCACTACCCGTACGGACTACGTGCTCTAATAAATCTATAGTATCTGCTGGCAGGTCGTAAGTGGCTGTGCCTTGAGCGAGGTTTAACGTGCCCTCTTCAATAGTCCACATGTTAATGCCACGGTTCTGCCACTCGATAGTCAACAGGTTCATGGAACGACGAGCAGTACGCAGGTCATAACCAGAACGCATTTCTCTACCGGCACGTTCCCACGCTTCTTCCGCAATCTCGGTGAAGTCCATGTTGAACGCTGTAGTACCAGAAGTCGCCATTATTTCTTCTTCCTTTTAAGCGGTGTTACACGCTTGGGTTTTCCCGCCGGTTGCCCTAGGCGCTTCTTCTGCGCTACTCGGGACTTCTTCTCTGCCGCTGTCATTTCACCAGAGGTCTTAGGCGTTTTACTGGAGACACGCTTAGAGGGCCTACAGTACGGGGTTCCCCGCTTCTCGCCTTCCTTACGACCGCAGTCTTTGCCGGTACGGACATCTTTCCAGTCCTCTTTAAACCAGCGCTTTAGGGCTGCGCCCTTCTCTGTCTTACGAACGGCCACTGGCTTTCTTCTTCCTGCATTTGGCTATAGCACCCGAGGCGTACGCAGAAGGGAAGACTTTGTACGATGCCTTCACCTTGCGGTAGCAGTCGTCTTTGACCGTACCGCCTTTCTTAAACGTAATGGGCTTCATTTTGCCCATGCCTCGGCACTTCATCATACCATGCGACCTTTAGTGTGGCCCTTCATGCAGGCACCATCACCACGAGTTACGCCGCCACCTTTCTTGTAGCCTTTGACCTTGCCGCCCATGTTCATCTTGCCTTTGCCGTCAGCAGCGTAGAATGGGACTTTCTCGCCGTCCTTTTCTACCATAGTCAGACCACCAGCTTTGTAGCCTTTACCAGCACCCATTGCCATACCGCCCATAGCCATTTTGTGCTCGGAGTCTTTCATCATGGTACCGTCAGGCATTTTGTGCATGCCAACTTTACCACCAACTTTCATTCTCTTAGTTCCGCAACCAGCCATACCACCGCTCCTGAACTTACGGCCTTTATCGGCCTCAACGTAATCTTCACCCACGCTCTGTGGGATTCCCACCTTCTTGGCAAACTTGGGGTTATTCGCCACCGCTGCCATCAGGTTGTGTTGTTTCTTGCTCTTGCTTGGCATTTTTACCGCCTTTTATGCTAACTAGGGTAGGCTTTGGTTCGCCCGTTTCTTCTTCGAAGAAGCCCTCTAGCACAAATGCAAATTCTAAAACTTCTTCTGGAGTCCAACGCCCCTTAGAGTAACTCAGGACGGCTAATGAAACATCTACCATCGAGTACTCTAAGTCTTTCATTTGGTTACCATTTTACCTTGTCGGCCCAGTAAGCTGCGCTCATCTTACCCTTGGCGATGTTCTTGCCGTGGCGGGATTTAAACGATTTGCGCTTAGCTTTCATCTTAGCAGATTCGCCCGATTTGGGTTTACCCGCAGTAGAGGCACCTTGCTCACCGAAACGAATAACTTTCTCCTTCCCACCTTCACAAGCCTTAACTACATGAGACTTTTTGGGGTGAGAGGGAGTCCGCTTGGGCTTGTTACAAGCCATCGCTTTCTTGTCGACTTGCTTAGCCATTAGCTGTAGAACACCGTCATAGCAGTAATGTTGGTCATCGCAGTAATAAGCACGTCATTCTCACAACGGATACCGTAGTCTGGGATGTTTATAGAGTGCGAATCGTCAGCAACGAAGTCGATGTCCAACGTCGTACGCCCACCAGCACCATCAGTAATAGTCAATCGACCAGCACCAGCAGCACTAGTAAGAACTTGGACTTGACGTATGCGAGCCGGACCTACACCGAGACTGGCTGCGGTCGTGACCCGTTTGGTCTGAATATCTGAACTAGACATATCAACCTCCTAATTAAGAAAGGTTATTGTTCTGGATATAAAGAATAGTAACTGTTGCTACACCAGCAGTGCCGTCACCATCAGTTGCAGTAAAGTCCGCTAAAACCTGTAAGTCGGTGGTTCCAACATCAGTTGCTTCTGTATCCAAGGTACCGCGAGTAGTTCCCACAGCCTGAACACTTGTAGCTGGGATAAACGCGTCTGCATCAGCAGAAGTACCTACAGCAACAGTAGATGCAGTGCCGTCATCGTTCGCTGTGGTTACGTTTAAGATAGCGTCTACAATTTGCGAGTTAGCAGGAATAGTAGCAACCACTTGGTTTGCACTAGTCGCACCTGCAATGTCGATAACCGCAGACTGCGCCATCAAAGCGAAGCCGACGTTTGCTACATCAGTGCCAACAGTAGAACCAGTAGTATCTTTGATTGTCCCAGCTTTGACGGGACCTGAGAAGGTAGTATTAGCCATTTGAGAATCCTCACATGCGAGTTAATTTGGGGCGTATCTGTCTGCATGTCGTCAGCCGGGACTGTCAGATACACCGGATGACCCCGGTACGTACTTACTATATACCATTTCGGGGGTAAGTACACAATACTTAAGCAAAAAAAGACCCGCCTGTGGGAGCGGGTCAAGTCTCAAGGGAACAAACAAAAAACAACAAAAAACAACAAAAACAACAAAAAGCATTAGCTTGGTTACTGCGAAATTGCAGCACCTCCAACATATCACTTAATTCGGTGTTCGTAAATGTTCTTTACCCACCACATGAACATATCTTCGCCAAGGGTGTGTTTCATGGTATTTACCCTAGCAGCAACTAGCTGTACGTTTTCCCGTACGTAAGGGCCTTGGGGGTTTATACGGTCTATCGAGGCGTTGAACTCTTTTTTCTTTCTATCACCGTAGGTGCCGTCTCTTTGGTGGGTCATGAGCATGCCAGATAGGGCACACTTACCGCCTTGCATTTCCCACATGTCAATAACGTCTTCCGTAGTTATCCCGTACTCGATGTCTTGTTTGAGCCGCTGAGATTTTAATTGGACATTTAGCACCCGAAGGTACGACTCAGGGGTGGCAGAGGTTTTTTTTGCTCTGTGCGCTGTAACGCATTGCTGACATATCCCGCGTACTTGCCCCTCTTTAAAGGTCTCAAATTGGGACAGCAGCTTAACTTTGTTGCACGAAGTGCACATTCGGGAGCCTTGCGACTCTGGCTTTACTTTAGTTTGTCTTGGCATATCTACTACCTTCACACAAAAGAAAGGGGGCCGAAGCCCCCAATCTTAACACCATTTGCTTACTAAGCGCCCGGTGAACCGAAGATACCCAGTGGGTCAGATACGCCGAAGCTGTATCGCTCACGAGCCTTATATCGGCTGTTGCCTGTGTCAAAGTCTGCGTCCATGCTAGTTTGCATAGGTGAGCGGACAAAGTGCTTCAGGCCGTTAGGTACGTCAGTCATCAAGAACCACGCATTGGTGTCAGTCAGGTAGTTATTTACTGTGTAACCACCGGGGATTGAACCATTGTTGCGGATTGCGTTGATGTCGTTATCGGCTGTAGACACACGAAGCTCCGTATCCAACAGGCGAGTAGCAACGAATTGCAGCGCAGGTGGGATAACCAGCTTAGAGGGCTTAGCAGCGATAAGGAGACCACGCTCATCAGTCCAACCAGCGATCTGGATAACGGCAGCTTCTAGTGAAGTTTCGTTAAGATCGGCTGCAACAGCAGGACGGTTTGAGTTAGTTCCACCAGATACGAGAGGGTGAGCAGTTGAACAGAGAGTCTGTCCATCACCGTAGGTAGAGCCAGCAGCAAAAGCGTTGTTGAGGATTGAAGCACCCTTAACTTGCTTAGTGTAAGCCATACCACGGGCCAGAGCCTTCGTATAACGTGAAGAGAGTGAATCGTAGAGGTTATCTTCGATTGCTTCCTCAGTTAGCGAGAAGCCCATAGCGATTGTCTCGTGAGTGTAACGAGCAGTCCACGCTTCTTGCGCATTGTCATACTCGATTGCAGAACCTTCACCCTTAACAGGCGCGGCACTGAAACCGGACAATTTAGTTTCTTCTTCGAAAGAACGGTCAGAAGACTCAGTTTCGAAGATTTCGGCAGCCTCATCACCATACTTAGCGTATTCGAGACCAAATAGGGCGTTTAGGCCCGGTAGTAGCTCCTTAAGGAGTTGCGCTCTTGAAATAGCCATTTGCTAGTCTCCTTATACGCCAGTAGTGTTGTTGTACTGGTGCAGATTAATCTTAACGATCAGTTCTACAAAAGTATCAGCAGCAGTTTTAGTTTCGTCTACTGTGTCAATAACGCGCACAACTAGACCTGCGGTAGTAGCTTCGGACCCTGCTAGTACTGACGCACCAGAGTTTCCTGTATTAGCGTCGCCCGTGCCTGCCAAAACAGACATGTTAGAACCCACAGCAGCACGAGCTGCCGAAGACATAGCACTGCCCGCATTAGTTACAGCAACTTTAAACGCTGCTAGTGGATCGTCAACTACGATAGCGTAAGCGTCAGTAACGCTAGTGCCGGGGTAGTACTGAGCCGGTGTGAACTGACCCAGAGAATTGACGTACTGAACACCCATAAAGACGCCCGAAGGGGAACCAGTAGTAGTGCCAGCAAACTTCTCGATTGTGCCGCCCGTTACGATTTGAACCAAATCACCTGCGTAGATAGCTGTATTGTAAGCGCTGTTGATTGGAATAAGTCGAGTAGCGCCTGAATAAGGCATACCGTCTACCCGGTTAATTGGTTCAAAGCCGTAGGGAGCGCTGACTGTTGGATAAGCCATTGTATATAACTCCTAAAATTTAATTTCCGCTGCCGAAAGTAACCTTCGTCTTCCTATCGTGAAATAGGGGCATACGAGGATCATTTTCGCGCATCAGGTTATTGTCCACAGAGTGAATTTGCGATTCAGCTTGGTGCTGGTAGTAATCGTTTCGCTCTGCAACAAGTTCTACTGGGGCCTTACACAACATCAAACCGCCAACGATGACATTATCCTTAAACCGTGTATCTGCCACAGCGTCAGTAAATATCTCGGGGTGATCTTCTGCACGTACAGGTTCCCAGCCTTCACGTATTTTCGAGGAAATATTAGTGGCATCAGATTGACCGTTAGTTGAAATGCGCACCCAGTGATAGGTGTATCCGTCTTCGGGGGTGGGATCAGGCAACACTGTAGGTCGCGTCCACGCCGTTTTACGGACTGTCTTTGTGCGGGTCTCTAGTTCTCTATCTAGTCTGTTATTAGCCATTATCTTTGTTTCCTCATTTCTTCAGCGACCTTTTGGGCGTACAAGTCCAGTGGGACTCCTAGTTTCTTAGCTAAAGCCACCTGTGTTTGCGATAATCGCACCTTCTTAGGTGCCGTGCTCCGCGTAGCGGGTGCAACCACATTGCTTGATGGTTTCCTAGAAACAGATGTTTCACTATCCTCGTAATCTTCACTTTCATCCTCCTCGTCAAACTGATCGGGGAAGACCTGACGCATACGAGAGTTGATTTTCTCGTAGTAAGTATCTGACTGAGGGTCTATACCCTCTTTCTTTAGTTTGGCATCTAATCCTAACGCAAACGCCGTCATTTCGTCGTCTGAACCAAACCAAGAATTCTCTTCTGCCCAAGATACCGCTCGTTCGTCACGAGCTACTTGAGTTTCAGTAGTCTGTTGAGGCACTTGTACAGGAGTTTCTCGTCTTTGTAAAGGTGCCGGTTTAAAGTTTGCTACCTTATCTAGACGTATTTTGGCTGTAGTTAACGCTTCTTGCGCTTCTATAATAGCCTCTGTATCGCCAGAATTGTACGCATCTTTATACTTACGCTTGGCAGCCTCCATTTCTGAGTTAACCGCAGCTTTCGCCTGCTCCAGCATAGTAGCTTGGTTCTTCTCCGCACTAGTGCGCAGTTTCTCGTTCTCTTCGTATAACGGTCGAGCAAAACGCTCTAGTTCTTCCCGCTCTCGCAAAGCCGCTTCTTTAGCCCTACGCTCGTCATGGATTAACTTTTGAAGCTGACTAATACGCTTTTTTACGTTATTCGAGTACCTAGTTAATTCTTTTTCGTCAGGTTCTTTGAAGTCAGACGGAGTCTTATTCCTGTCTCGTTCTGGAGTATCGTCTACAACTTCAATCTCAACGTCCCCCTCCTTGATAATTTCTACTTTATCTTTAGGGGACTTCATAGTCTCTCGACCCACCGCACCTTCAACTTCTACATCAGGAAAGTCGTCAGAACTCGATACGTCTACATCCACTCCACCTTCCATTTTATCGGGATCTGGAAATTCAAACTCTACTTGTTGTCTAGGCATGTCTTACTCCTTATGCGCGCGAAACGGCACGGGGGTCATCTACCACCGCTTCGATTGAGTCGTCGTTCATTAGACGGTATTCCTGACCGCCAACCTTAAATCGCGTACCAGTATTGGCACGAAACATCACGTAGTCACCCACTTTGCACCAAGGCCCAGTAGGAAACCGGTCTTTATCGCTATAGGCTTCTGCACCCATATCCAACACACAGCCAACAGTAGACAGGATGTATTCTTCTCTTCGCGTCTGGTCTGCCTTAATAAGGCCGCTGCTCCCAAACGTCTCCTCCACGTTAGGTAAGGCGATTAACACCCTGTAGCCCACGGGCTTAGGGATAGAGGCTTCTAGCTCCTCTTCAGTCTTAATCTTCTCTTCTATCCTTTGCTTTCTCTTTTCTTCTAACGCAGTCATTGCTGGGGATACTGAAGCTTCCGCTCCCACCCCGCTAACCGTTATAGTCTCAGTCATCGTTGTCGTCCATATAGTTGCGCGAAAGGTCATTTATTTCTCTTAATGCGGCGTTTAGACCTCGAATCACACCGCATACTTCCCGATATTCAGCAAAGTCTTTAGCTCCGCCACTCTTCAGGAAATCTTCGCTA